ATGTCAATTTAATATTGGTACTGCACATTCTGATTCCGGTTTGTTTGCAAAATAGCTTTCTCCACGCGGAAGTGGCTCATATTTCCCAGATGGTATTTTGCAGATTCCAGAGATATCTCTCGCTATCCCGCCACATTTACACCAAATTGTAAATGGACTTGGCTTATGGTTTTCTCCAAATTCCTCTATACCTTTTTCAAGAAACATCCACCACTCTTTATCGCACTTTCCGCATCTGTATTTCATGGCTCCATGAATCAATATTTCTTTTTCCATCTCACATCTCCTCTAAATCTTCAAATTACAGACTACTTGCACCCCAAACCGGTGGCTGAATCACTTCCATCTTTTCCACATCGGAGACTCCATTTTCATCCACACACGGTAATAAATCGTTTCCCTGCCAGCAAAAGAAAATTCCGGTTATTGATACGTCTACACACCCCGGTTCAAAACCACGAAGTGTCTTAATGGTAGTGCGCTGAACTGTCTTAAAACACACATCAAATTCACGAATCTCACCATCTTTCAAAATCAGCCTGGTTTTATCTCCAACGTTTATAGGCGTCCCATTTTTATCAAATAATCCTGTGTTCATGCTTTTCCTTTCTGTCTTACTGGACTAAATCTTCATTACATTTATCCTTCGTTTCCTTCCTGTGATCGTCAACCATACAATTCCACACAGTATCTATTTCATTCAGATATTCAATATATCCATATTCACAAGCAGGGCAATACGGCATTTCTGGCATTATACATCTATCTTCCATAGGTCATATCCTCCTCTAAATCCTCAAAGTCATCAGTTCAGCCAGTTTGCCACTTCATCCGCCGGAAACGTAAATTGTATTTCCCCGTCATTCACAGAAACCGTTTTCCTCATTTTGTTTTAATGTCTGTCTCTTGCTGCCGACCTGAACATCATCAACAATATCTCTGATACAGGTCTATCCCTATCTTTTCTCTTTGATTTCTTAACTGATTTCAAATCATACCATTCACCACGATAGTTCATATCGTCAGGCACGAATACACCCACATTATACGGAATCTCGTTCTGTACTTTCTCAAAAACTTCTTCCGGCATAACATAGTAATTAAAATCACCTAGGAAATTATGACCGTTTTTTGATCTGAAGTCCTCAACGGATGGCTTCACTTCATAACAATAAAAATCTCCTTTCTCGATGCCAGATACCGTATTGTTTACCGGTCTAAACATCATGTAATCAACACGCACCGCATTAATAGTCGCATAGTCAAACGTAACTTCTCTGGCATAGTAAATCCGCGGGTCGTTATGTGGGTTTATGTGCTTTTGTATTGATAGCGATAATAACGATGTAATCTCTGGCCTACTATTCATTAGCTACCTCCATTAAATCCTCAACTTCCGTCCGAAGAACTTCCAGAAGTGCTTTAGGGTCTACATTAAAAGCAGCTTCATCTGTATACCCCTGACCCTTAAGGATAATTGCAGTTAATATCCTCGCCATATCCTCGTCTGATACATTTCTGATTGTATCTGCTACTGTCAATTTTATTCCTCCCTTCAAATCTTCAATTGCCTGCAATATTGCCTTGCAGGCATCGTCCCATCCTTTAGCGTAATCGTCGCTTCCGTCACAGCCAGACAATCCGACTATGGCCTCTATCAGTTCTTTTCCATCAATCCTGTTACGCCGTCCTGGCAACCGCAACGTGCGCGGACTTCCGGGATGATCACTTTCAAGTTCTCCGTCACGCAGCATCTCAGTCACATATTGGTGGGCCACAGACTGCGCACAATAAGCCAAGTTGGCAATCTCCCGGATAGATGGCGGATAATCATACTCCTGTATGTAATCAACAATCGCCTGCCGAACTCTCTCCTTTGTTTTCACTGTTCATCATCTCCCGTGCATGACTTAACTTTCTTCATCTTTCGCTATAATCGGTATATCTTTTCCCAATCTTTTAAGCCCTGTCAAAATTGATGTCCGAGGGCTGTCCCAATCATAAAGTTTCAACAAAGTGATTTTATACCCATCTGGTTTGCTCATGTTTCCTCTCTTTCTCCGCATAGCTCAGCATATACAGCGTCGTCTGCCATTTCGGCGATAGTACATTGCCAATTGTGTATAAGTCGCTGACATACCGTTGCTAAGCAGGACCAGAAAAGGATATTTTGCAATTACTACCGCTTTAACTGGTGCGCCAAATGTGTCGCTATCACTGTCAAATCGGTTCACGTCCAGTATGGTCAGCTTGTCCCCTATCTTCACTTTATCCTTCGCTTTTTGTATTTCTTCCGGCCATATACTGTCGCTGTCCAATCTATCTCCTGTATCTCTAAATCCTACATTCATTTTCTATCCTCCATTTACTATGTCCCACATTATTTTGTCATAGTCATAACCGTGTTCCTCGAGGTTATGGAATCCGCTTGCTGCCTTTTTCGCCTCCGGCCGTTTTGGTCTCCGCGCCTGAAGAAGCAATGTCTCAAATTTTTCACGAAGCTTTTTAGTGCTGCGTATGTTTGATTGCCAGAACGGATCATTTATGGCGAACTGCAATGCCTCCTGTATATCCGCTTCGCTCCTGCCGTCAAGCCGCTTCATCCGCTCCACGTGGACACACCACTCGCTCTTTTCCGCCGCTGTCGCTGGAACCTTTGCACCCGGGAATTGACGCAGGCAAGACTGCACCAGGGAATTGACGCATTGCATTTCAAACGAGTCTTCAGAAAAATCTGTGGTCGTACCGGCCGTCTTGCGGCGCGGAGTGTCAACGATGTCTTTTATATCTTTTTCTTTCCTTTTTTCTTTCTTTCCTTCTTCTATTGTTGTCGGTCGCCTGTCACTTGCTTGTCGGTCGCCTGTCGCTTGCTTGTCGTTTTGCGTGTCGGTTGACTGATAACAACAGTAGTTTTTTATTGTAAATACAGTAAATTTGCTACTGCTTTTGCTTGTCACTTCGCCTGTCGTTTTTAGGTGTTCCAGTGCGGTTCTTACCTTGCGTTCCGTCAGTCCGGTTTCTTCAGACAGTTTTGATATCGATGAGACAAATGATCCTCTCGGGATTTCAGTCCCCTGGAACCTCCCGTCCTTCCAATTTGCCTTCAGGAGCATATGGAGAAACAGTGTCTTCGTGTTAATGTCAGAATACCATTCCCACTCAAGGATTCTCCGGTTTAGTTTTATGTAATCGCTCATACGACTCTTCCGGTACCGAACATGGCTATTTGTCCTGGTACATCTTTTTTATGCCGTTTCACTCCCCGCCTCTGGCCTGCAAATTTCATAGCCCCGGCCTGTGCGGTTTTAATGCTGCTGATTCTGCTATTCTGACGCTTCAGCCACTGTTTGGTCTCTTCCTGGCCTTCTTCCGTCGTCTCTGGAAGATAATAGCCTTGTCCGTCATCCCTGCTCAGAATCGCGTAATCTCGCCTTAATGCCTCAATTGCTTTGCGTAGAGTACGATCTCCACACTGTAGCTTTTTACACAGTTCCCGGCGCGTCTGTGCATTGTTATGCCCTACTCCGAGGGCGTTATAAACGGAACATGTAAAGATTTCAAAATCGTTCACTCCCTCACCTCCTTTGTTAGGAGTGGGCGGCTGGTCAATGCCGCCCTTTGTAACTCCAGTGGCATTCATTTTCGTGATATATTAACTGCCGTGGAGGTCTTCGTTACAGGTATGACTTTCCAAATTCTTTTATAAAATCATACCTTGTCCCATAGTGGGACTCATAGTATATCTGGCATCTCTGTTTTAAGATTTTATCTATCTGTAAGTTTTCTGGAGTCCGTTTAAACCATACTCCATTGGGATGCAAATCCCGTCTGAGAGGGACCACAAATCCCCTCAACTCCGACTTGACTTTATTCCCTTTGCGTCCCTCGAAAACATGGTGACGCTCGACATCTGGACTGCCTGTAAAATAGCAGTGGTCCATGTCATCGGTTAATACGCTCCATAATCGTTTAGCCATCCTTCCTCCTGTTCGCCTCGTAAGTCATAAGCATTCTCTTTATTTCGTCTGGCGGAAGAGTTTCAATTCCAAGCTCCTTGCATTCACTCACGAGTCCTTCAATTAATACGCTCATTTCCTGCGTGTCGTAAGCACTGGAGCCTTTCAGCATAATGTAAGTGCGGTAATCCACGCCGTCCGTTCCTGCCACCACCTGAGACGTTGGTCTGATATGGTATGTAGACGCCTCCAGTGCCGTTTCCTCGGCTTTTTCGGTGTCAGGTATACGGATATAAGCCCCTGAGCCGTCAAACGTCTCAGGCTGTCCATATTTGCGTAGAATAATGTTGTGTGCGCGTGGCTTGGAAATCCCAAGCGACTCAGACAGCCTGCTTAAAAGCACCCAATAGTATGCATTCGCATCAAGACTACGTTTCTCTCTCCATTGTTTCACGGTCATACGCAAGGTCTTTCCAGCCATAGAAGTCAATTGGCTGGATACATCATGCTCAACCTCGAATGTAAGCAGAAAATTTCCGGTTATCCAGTCCTTTGATACTCCCTTCAAATAACCTTTGCTTTCCATATTCCTCCTCTGTAGGAAATTTCCCATCATTCAAACATTCTTCCAGGTATTTGAATTTAGGAAGATACACATTGTTTATAAATTCCTTATCGTAATCTATCGGATGCATGCTTAAACGTTCTGTATCTATGTCACGATAGAAATTAAAGTAATCTTCGCTCTGAAGGCAATAAGCAACAATATAGGCTTTCCTGAATCCAGTCACATACATTTCCACTTGCACCTGATCCCAATATGCCTTTGAAGGTTTAAAGCATTTACCCGCTCTGTACGTTTTAACTTCATAAATCGTATCGTTTGTACTTCCGTCCAGATTTACCCGCAATCTTCCTATTATGACTTGCCGGTCCTTTTGCATTCCAGGAATTTCAAGCGAATCTAATATTTTGTGTTCGTACGCAGTCCCGGCCATCATTGCATCATTAGAAAAATTCATGCAGGTTAAACCTAATTTTGTAAACCACCATTTTTCGAAGGTTTTTGTTTTCCAGCTTCGTAACACATATTCTGTGTCACTAGCCCCAATATAGTAAGCTCTATCATGGTCGCTTATCATAATTGTCCTGCCTTATTTTTTTCAACACATGTTCCAGATTGTTTTCTACTGCAAAGAGGATATCATATTGTTTAAACCAAGCATTGAGTTCATCAGCACTTCTTCCCATCTGTATTGCCGTTTGTTCCAGCGTCAAATTCCCTTCTTTTTGTATTGCTGTAAGTGTTTGCAAAACTCTTTCCTTGACTTTTCGTATATCATGATACTGGTCGGCTGTTTCCTGCTGCTTGCGTTCAATCTCCTCTTCTTTAAGCCACAAGCTGAAACCTAAGCCTGTATACATAGCGACCGCTTTCACAAAGCTTCTGGTCATACTGTTCCACACTCTCTGTTGGCTCATCGAATTATCTTTAACTGGGTTTGCTCCGTTCATAACCGGCGACTGCATATAGTAGATTTTATCGTCAATATGTATCTCTATTTTTGTTTCATAACAACGATTCTGAACTCCATTTTTATCTAAAAATGCTGATTCTGATTCATATAAGCTTCCTCCAGTTTTAGGGTTCGGAACTGGAAGAAAAAATACTAATTCTGCCCCGTTTTCATGTAGAAGATCAATGCATTTATTGTAAGGAAGGTAAGTGATTCCGTCTCTGAGATCGCAGTAAGGTGTAACATCAATTTTTCTAAGTTCGTTATAGTCTTTAAGCATTTCAATCCTCCTCTATCCAATTTCCGGAGTAAAACCATTCTATAAGCATAGAACTGAATTCCTTCTGATCATTCTCGCTTCCATGTAAGCATCGGTTGAGAGCATAGGAATAGGCATCCTCACATTCAACATCATTCCCTCTCTCTGGTCCGATTCCTTTATAGTGCATACACTCACCCCAGTCCTGCTCTGGCCTCTAACAACTCAACCAGCCTTTTAACAATTTCCTCTGATACGTCTGCAGAAATCGTTACATTTAAAATTGACTCTCCGTCAATCCCGCCGTCACGGACACTTACTTCCAATCCATAAATGCCGCCTATTGTTGCAACAGCATAATCACCCTGTAATTTCAATTTATCCAATGCTTGCCCAATTCTGGAATAGTATTCTGCTTTCATCCTTGCATCCTCCTGTTTTCTCTGTTATAATCAGAGTACGAATATTTTTTAAGTTCCTGAGCCTGTCCGGTTGCCGCCGGCAGGTTCTTTTTCTTTCTCGGAGCCAGTTTCCCGGTGTAAATATTTACGCCGATGGCAGCCCCGGCCCGGTTGGTGCCATTCCTTCGTCTGCTCATGCTTGTCCTCCCCCTTACAACATCCCTGCCGTCTGTGCCACTGCCAGCAGCGTTCCGGTCAATACTGCGCAGATAATTAACGACACAGCCAGCAGCCTGTACAGCCATAGTCGTTCTGCCCGTTCTACCCGCAGCTGACGCCGCATTCGGACGACCTGGGCACCGGTGTAATCATGTTTGTGCATTGGTATCACCTCCCTCTTCTCCTGGGCATCGACCGAACCTGTGCCTCAATCTGCTTTTCCCACCAGATTTTGAAGCCAGCGGTGTCGAAAATAACCGGACTCTTTGTTAATGCCGGATTCATCTTTGTGGCGAAGGTCTGGTTTTTATCCCCGTAAGCCCGCTTCAGATAGGTTTCCGGGAACCCCATTTTCTGAAGTTCCGACATCTTCATGACAGGTTTTGGAAACTCCAGCATGCAATCACGCTCCTTTCTTGATTTTATCGTCCTTATGCCCTATACTGTACTTAGGCGTTGTAGCATCGAATACAGAAGAAAAGGTCCGATATATGATAGATAAAAAATCTTATAAACTTTTAAAAGCACTCTATACGGCTGATTACTTAAGTTATGAGCAGATAGACGCAATTACAAGTACTCTCACTCCACCGAATGGCTTAAATAATGTTGCACTGTACTTAGCAAACAGGGGGTTAATTCTCCGGCACTATATAGATTCTGATGATAAAGGGATGCCTATTTATGATGGATATGTAATTAGTGCTGATGGTCGTGCATATATTGAAGAGCAACGGAGCAGGTATCTAATGTTTGTTATTCCTTATGGAATAACCACATTTATTGCTTTGCTTAGTTTATTCACATCTATTGCTACCAATTGGAACGAAATTCACCATTTTTTAACCACCATTGCTCAAATGTTTCATTAGGCATTTTTAATACATTCACACAACGATATCTTGAAATTTCTTTCTCTGGTACCACATCCCTAATCTGTCTCAAGATTGGATCTACATAATCAGTTTTTGTTTTTCTTCTGAGAACTTTGTGGTACCAGTGATGATTATATCTCGGCATCCCATCCCATCCCTTCGGTTTATCGCCTAATCGTGTATCCCATTTCCATGTGTTAAGATTTTCATAAATCTCACATAGTTCCGCATCAGTGTAATTATTAAGCTTCGTATTACCCCTCCCTTCTCATTGACACATGCATGTTATGGTGATATATTGGTTTCATCGAACATGTGTTTTTATTTCAGGAGCTCTTCGATTGAGACACCCATTTGCTTAGCTACCTTCTGCAGAGAATCAATTCTAGGATTAGAAGATTTCCAGCCTGTTATAGTTCCATTTCCTAATCCACATTCTTTTTCAAAAAGGTAAAGGGGAATATTTTTTTCTTTGCAAAAAAGTGATATTTTGTCATAAAGCAAAATTTAGCCTCCTTTCTAAAATTAGTTGAATTTTTAGAGAAAAGCATTGACAAACTTTAGAGAATAATCTAAAATATGAATTGTCAGATACATACTTTTCGAGAGTTCCCTATATTATGTTTTATGGCTTTTCTCTAAATCCTGAATTCATTATATAGGCTATTCTCTAATTTGTCAATACCATTTTTATGGGTTTTCTCTAAAATTAGGAGGCATTCTGTGAATAGCGTTGAAAGAGTGAAAAAATTATGCAAAGAACGTAAAATACCTATCTCAAAATTGGAAAAGGATCTGGGATATTCAAACGGGTATATTAGTCAGCTAAGAAAGGGAGTCTTTCCATCAGATAGGCTAGCCAGTATTGCTAAATATCTTGGAGTCTCAACAGATTTTATTATGTCAGGAAAAGAGGAGATTGAGTCTGAGCTTAGTAATAACGATAGGCGAGACATTGCAAAAGACCTTGATCGTATAATGAATGAATTGGCGTCCGGTGAAGATGCCCCGCTATGTTATAACGGTGAGCCCATACCTGATTCAAAACTGGATTTGCTCCGGCAAGCTATAGAAGTTGCCTTGGAGGATGCAAAGAAAAAGAACAAAGTAACGTACAGACCCTACAAATATAAGCCAAGGCCTGAAAAGAAGCAGGCATCACAGGATGGTGAATAATTTTTGAATGATAAAATCAGGAGACTTGTTTCTTATTATGTAAAAATGCTTGGCACAAATAATCCAGAAAAAATAGCCAAGTCTTTAGGAATCACTATTATAAGGATGCCCCTTGACGATGCGGCCGCTGGATTTTATAAATTAATAAATAGACGCAAATATATTTTTCTTAATTCCGATATAGACGATGAAATTTTTTTGCAAGTAGTTCTAGCTCATGAATTAGGTCACGCAATTATGCATCCAAAAGAAAACTGCGCATTTATGAGTCGTCATACTTTATTGCTTACATCTAAGCTTGAAAGTCAAGCTAATTTATTTGCTGCTCATCTTTTAATTAATGATGATATGCTAAAAGGCTATGAAGAATATACGCGCGAGCAATTCTGTAATTGTACTGGATTGCCGGAGGAATTGCTCAAGTTGAGATTAAAATAATAGGGGGATTATAGTATGGGACTGATGGATAATTTAGTTAACGCTGCAAAAAATGAATTAGAAAATAATAAAGCACGGCTATCGAAGCAAGCCGAATGTACGAAGGATAGAAGTGTCCTAATAAATATGACCTTTGGAAACAAAGAGCTAGGATTAAGTAATAATGCTACCATTCGCCAAAAGTTAAGTGGTGAAGTCTATTTTAATTATGATGATTCTGTCCTCTATAAAATTATTTCATATGACTGGAAGGGTCCTGATTATGAGTTCATGACTACATCCAATACAAAAGGATCCGAGAACTCTGAAACAACAAAAAAAGGAAAAGCAGGGAAGATGGCAACAGGTGCACTTATCGGAACTGTTTTGTTTCCGGGCGTAGGAACTGTAGTTGGCGCCGCTATTGGTGCAGGTGGGAAAGGAAAGTCCAAAACACAAAGTATGAATGAATCCTCTACTCAACAACTACAAAAACGAGTAGAAAAGAACAATACAGCTATTATTAAATTACAAAGAATAAATGATGGTATAATCTTTCCTATTACTATCGTTTGCAATTCAGATATTGATTCACAAATTCAATGCTATAACATCGAAAAAGAATCATCTGTATCTTCTACTTCAAAGGAAATGACAGATGCATTAAAAGGAATAAAAGCATTGAAGGAACTTTTAGACATGGGGGCAATTACTCAAGAAGAATTTGATATTAAGAAAAAGCAACTACTACAATAGCATGTAAAAAGCCCCTGTGCTGGTAACACAGAAGCTTTTCACATAATCTCTTGCCGGAAGCTCCGGAAGATTTAGTTTGGTTTGAACACCTAAATTATATCATCCTCGGAGCGTCCTGGCAAGGGGCGTATTTTTTATACCCAAAAATAGTTGCGACATCGCAACAGGAAAGGATGATATAATGGCAAAGCAAAAATACAAACCTGACAAATATGGTATTTATCGTACTAAGGCTTGGGACGGTACTTATGACGAATACGGCCAAAAACACCGAATCAACTTGAAATCAAGAAAGTCCAGCGCCGACCTTGAAAAACAGGTCAATGCATTGAAACGCCGGATTGAAGAAGGAAATCAAATCCAGACATCGGATATGACCTTTCTGGCCTACGCCGATGAATGGCTGGAGACCAGCAAGGCTGTCCGGGAGTACAATACAAGGATGATGTATAAAAATATTATAGACAAGCACTTTGCCGCGCTGGAAAGCGTTAAGCTGCAGGACCTAAGAAAAGTACATTTACAGCTACTTATCAACAATGCATCCGAAAAACCTCGTATATGCCAACAAATCATGTTGACATATAAACAAATTATCCGGGCTGCTGTGGATGAACGACTTCTCCCCGAAAAGGCGCTGCGGGAACTGTGCGAAAAAATCAACAGGCCAAAGTACAAAGCCAGAGAAAAGCGGCCCCTTACCGCCACCGAAAAGAAGGCAATCAAGGCTGCTGACTTCACGCCGATGGAAAAGGCATTCGTTCTGATTATCTACGGCTGTGGCCTCCGCCGCGGCGAAGTGCTGGCCCTGAAGCCCCTTGATATCAATTTGAAAACGTCTGAATTGACCGTTAGAGGGTCTGTAGAGTTTCGAGTGAATAATCCCGGGGTAAAGAATACAAAGACCGAAAACGGGGTGCGTACGGTGCCTATCCCTCCATTTCTGGCCGTCCATCTAAAGGAGTATCTTAAAGGCCTGACAGCACCGTATCTGATGCACACCCAGGATGGCCGCATGATGACCAAAAGCAGTTACCGGCGCATGTGGGAGCGTATTATTAATAAGATGAATCTGGCCGCCGGCGGAACTGAAAACCTGTACGTCATTCACGATCTGACTGCACATATCTTCAGGCACAATTATTGTACGGAGCTGTGCTACCAGATTCCAGCTATCAGCACAAAGAAAATCGCGGAGCTGCTGGGCGACACAGAGAAGATGGTCATCGACGTTTACAGCCATATTGTGGAGGAAAAAGAGAACGTTCAAGAGGTCGTAAAAACAGCGATTGCGCTGTGACAGCTTGGACAGAATTTAGACATCCTGAAAAATTTTGCTTACTTGGACATATTTTAGACATGTTTTTTCGTTGTTTTTCTATAAAATTGCCTAGATAATTTTACCGTCAAAAAAAGCGGAAAGCCCTGTAATTACAAGGTTTTCCGCTATCTTTCATTCATGAGGCATCGGGGATTCGAACCCCGGACAACTTGATTAAAAGTCAAGTGCTCTACCGACTGAGCTAATAC